GGCGATGGGGCACACGCAGAAAAGTTTGCAGGCGAGGGTTTATTCGCAGCACATCGCGGCCGAGCTGTCACGGCTGGCGGAACTGGCGGAACTGGTGCGGCGGTGGCTTGCCTAAAGTTACATTTTTGGAAAAGTTCGGATTTCGTTTTATATTTCGCTTGACACAATCCGTATATCAGTTATAAATGGAATTGTTCGAAGGTAACGAACAGCACCTTCAGCACGGAGGCACTTATGTATCAAACCACGCTACAAATTGCCAGGGGAATAAAAAGGGCAAGGGAAAAAGCGGGGCTATCTAAGGCCGAACTGGCCAGGCTGGCGGGTGTGTCCCGTTCAGTCATCACCGAAACAGAAAAGCCAACAAGGCATGATACAACGCTCTTCACTGCAGTAAAACTTGCAAGGGCGTTGGGGAAGAAAGTATATGTCGAAATAAAATAACCACAAGAAAAACCCGGCAAAGCGCGAACTCTGCCGCGTCCACCATTTTTATGAACCCACGCAGCCCAATGACTTCAGAACCGCACGGGCCACAATAGGTGCTTACAACGCTTCTATTATGACCACTGCTCCCTGTGAGTCAATAGCATAACGGACTAATTTGCTATGAATTCTCATATTTTACCCAAAGGCTCCACCCTACGGGGGGTATTTTTGCGCGACGACCGCTGGGTTGTCGAATACGACGGCCCGGAAGCGACCCTTGAAATGGACGACCACGGCCACCTGACGTGCGAAAAGTTCGCCTACCGTTTCAGCGGCAAGCAGCAGTTGCTCCTGGAAATGCTCGTCCCGGTCGGCACCTGTGTCGGCGTGGCCGATGCGGTTCTCGATCTCTACGAACCCGACGACGACAGCGACGACGATTGCATGGGGCGACTGTCTGCGCTGATCAAGGACGTGAACAAGCGGTTGAAAAAAGAGGGCTTCCCGTTCGCGGTCAAGCTCTCCCGCGGTGAAGAGCCGGTCATATTTCTGGCGTCCTCTTAACGTCCTCTTATGTCCCCCTGAACGAAAAAACGACCCGCTAAGATACATACATGACTTCAACAATTACAACAATTCAGACACCACTGACAGCCAAGCAGGTCGCCTCGATGCTGGGCGTTTCGGACCAGACGATCCGACGCCGGGCACTCGAGGGGCTTTTAAAGGGCGTCCGCGTCGGCCCCGGCAAGACGGCCGACTGGCGTTTCAGCCGCGACGCGGTTAACGACTTCATCGAGATGCACACGCAGAACGGGCAAAAGCCCAAGCCACAAAGGCGACGACGTCGACGCCGGCACTGACAAACTTCCCACGCCGGGGAGTGCGAGAAACGGACATGCTCGCTGCCCCATCTCCCCGGCATTTTATACAAGGAATCGACGATGAGCCATTTACGCAAAGCAGACGTTCAAGCCAAACGCCGTGCGGCTATCCAGGCACTCAGTGATGACCCGGAAGTGAAGCGGCAGAAGGCGCAAGTAGATACTCAGCTATTCGGCGAATCCGGCGATTTTACACAGTCGCCCACCAATGCAATGCGAAAGAAGTGCCTCGACTGCTGCGGCGGCGATGTCAAGTACATCAAGTTCTGCACGCTCGACGGCGTCCATGGCGACGCCTGCCAGCTCTGGCCGTTTCGCTTCGGCATGACGCCGGCGGCTGCGGCCCGCAAACACGGCGAACGATTCGTGACCCCCGAACAAATGCCCGGCGGCGACGTGCCGCTGGAAGATTGTAAATAACATAGGAGAAAAGTGATGCTTAGGAAACGATGTTATATAAAAAAACGAACGTGCTATCGTTGCGGGAAACACCTGTCGCAGGGAAAGATGACCGCCGGCACGGTACACAGCACCGACTACACGCACACCGTGTTTTTGTGCGAAGAGTGCCAGCCGTCGTCGTTCAACCCAACTGCGCCGCCGAAGCCGGAACCCGTTCACGGTGAGGATTAACACAGGAGAACAATAATGAAAATCGCAAAACATCAATTACCAGCGTCGAAAAACGGCCGTTTGCCAGTGTCGCAAACACGGCGAAAGCACATCTTTATCTCCCCGGCAATAGCATCCGCCCTCCTTGAAAAAAACACCAGGAACTTCCGCCCGGTCAACCAGCGGTACGTCAACGCTTACGCGAGGGACATGGCTGCCGGGAAATGGCCCTATAACGGCGAGTCCATCAAGGTGCACAAAGACGGCACGATCCTGGACGGCCAACACCGGCTTAACGCTATTGTGCAAGCCGGTGTCGGTATTTGGTGTGACATTATCGAGGGCCTTGACGACGCCGTTCTGGCAACCCTGGACACCGGGAAGCCACGGGTGGCAAGCGATTTTCTACGATACCTCGGTGTTCCCAATTATCGGTTCGCCGCCGCACTGGCGCGGCAAACCATTATCAACCTGACATCCGACAATTGGCGCGCGGCCTCCACGATTAAAATCACTGCCAACGAAGTCGAAAAGTTTTATCACATTCACGAAGAAACCATTAATGGCGTTGCCAGATATCGCACTGATCTTTCACAGGTCATCGCCGCCGGATATCAGGGGCCGGTTCTTTTTTTCACACATATCGTTTGCCCTGAGGCCATCGAGCGACTGTCCGCACTGGTTCATGGCCGGATAGCACGCGACACTCAATGTTCCATCGACAATTTTTTCGTCAGTGCCAGCAGGCGACGCCGTTCAAAAAAGACCGCCAGGGACAATTCCAATGCAGGGGGTATTCACGAGCGGGCTTTGATGATCAAGGCGATTAATGCTTTTTATGAAGGCCGGCCGCTCAAGCATATTAAATACAACTTCGGCGTTGAAGATTATCCGGCATTGTTTCATGTGTCGCCACGGGAACTATACCACCAATGTTTCAATGTTGAATTTGTTGACGAAAAGATTGTCGCCGGTGTTGGCTAATCAACCCGTTCACGGAGAAGATCTCTGATGACACAAAAAATACAAATCAAACTGGCCGACGTCATGAACCGCATCCGCGACGAGCTGCGGCACACGGGCCAGGGGCCGACCGGCCTCGAGCTGGCCGACTGGTTCGGCTGCGGCATGACCTATTACATTAATCAATTAAAGCACATGCACCTGATCGTTGTCGACGACAACGGCCGCGTGCATGTGACGGGGGAGGAACACGAATAAACTTCAGGCCGGTCGCGTTGGCTGGTCGCTACCGATGGTCTTAACCAAGAAAGGACCGTTCTGTTTGAAGGTTTGCTTTCTATTCTCTTGCTGAAATCGGAATTACCCCGCCCCGGAGAGTGACGGGGCGGGGTTCTTACACAGGAAAAACACTATGAAAATATCGAGAGGAAAAATCGACCGTCCGCAGAAGGCCGTTATCTACGGCCAGGAGGGGATCGGCAAGACGACACTTGCCAGCAAGTTCCCCGATCCCGTCTTCACCGACGTCGAGGGCGGCACCTGCCACCTGGACGTCGCACGCACGCCGACGCCGCAGTCGTGGGATGACCTGCATCATTTCGCGAGATCGCTGGCGTCCGACCCACAAGGATTTAAAACGTGGGTTATTGACACGCTTGACTGGGCCGAAAAACTTTGCATCCGGCACGTCTGCGTGACTGGCGGGCAACAGAGCCTTGCCGATTTCGGCTATGGCCGCGGTCATGTAATGCTTGAAGAGTACATGCTTGACTGGTTGTCAAGACTGGAAGAGTGTATTGCGGCTGGTTTGCACGTTGTCCTGGTCGCCCATGCCCACCACCCCAAGGTCGACCTGCCCGAACAGGCGGGCAGCTTTGATCGGTGGGAACTGAAGACACATCGAAAAACGGCTGGTGTTGTCAAGGAGTGGGCCGACCTGGTTTTATTCGCCTATTACGAAATCGATACGTTCACAATCGAAGATGGTGCAAAAAAAACCCGCAAGGCTGAAAAGACAATCGAGCGCAAACTCCGCACTGTTGCCGGCCCTGCATGGGAGGCAAAAAATCGTCATGGTTTGGCGGACAACCTGCCGCTCACATGGGATTCGATAAAGAAATGTTTTCCGGCACACGAAGCCAGCCCTGTTGATTATACCTCAAAGAGCGGCGCGCCTTTATTAGGCATGGAAAAAACGAAAAAGGCCGACACAGTTGTCGTAAAACTGTTGGCCCTGGCAAAAGAAAGCGACGTGCAAGAATCGGAAATCCTTGCACTGCTTTCGGAAAAGTTTAAATCACAATACACGGCCCTGTCGGACGTTCCGCAGGAGCAGATTGACTATGCAATTCGTCGCTGGAAAAGCGGCTTGCAGTGGATCACTAAATATCGAGAGGAGAAACAAAATGAACCATCGTGACTGGGACCAGCCGCTGGCGTTGCCGCAGGAGCAGGAGAAACTGCCACCGGGCGGTTATGAGTTTAAGATGCTTGGCTGGGATGGCGGCGTCACCCAGGGTGGCACACCCTATATAGAAGTGCGGCTTGATATTGACGGCCAGACAATCCGGCATCGTCTGTGGGATACCGACAAGGCCGACTGGAAAATGTACGAGTTCTGGACTGCGACGGGCGTTCGCAAGCATGGTGAAAAAATGTCAGTCCGCCGCGGCTTTGACGCCAGCATCGGCCAGACCGGGAGGTGCGAGGTTGTGCATAACGACAATGGTTATGTTGAAATCAAAGAATTTCTTGACCCCACGGATGTCCCGTTTTGAAAAAGTACTTCGACATATTGGACCCTGCAAAGGTGGACTATGACGGCTGGATCGCCGTCGGCATGTACCACAAGGACATCGGCTGCACGATGGGAGAGTGGGAACAATGGAGCCGACGCGATCCAGACCGCTACAAGGACGGCGATTGCGCGACGCACTGGAAGACGTTTCGAGGTTCATCACGGCCGATCACCGAAGCGACCATGATAAAGCTGGTTCGTGAACAGGGTGCACAAGTGGACGGAAAGCGGCGGTCGCGCTCGTGGGATGAATTATTGCCGCTGCCCTACGGTGAATACGCCGTCGTCGACCGACATTGGCTGGAGGACCAGCCCGTCACGCCGACCGCGGCACCGCCGCACGAGCAGCTCATCGAATACATGGAAACTCTGTTCCATCCAGCCGACGTCGTCGGCCTTGTCGTCGATCACTTCGACGGCAAGCCCACCGCCGGCGTCTACAACAAGACGGCGGGCGAGCTGATCGCCTGCCTGCGAAGCCACGCAGACATTGAAGAGGCACTGGGACGGATCGACAAGGCGGTCGGAGCGTGGATTCGCGCGAACCCTCTCGACGGTCAGGGCTGCCGGGACGCCAACGTGACAGCCTTCCGGCACGCCCTGGTCGAGAGCGACTCAATGCCGATCGAGAAGCAGCGGGCCATTTACGAACAGCTCGAGTTGCCCATCGCGGCGATGGTCCACAGCGGCAATAAATCTTTGCACGCCATCGTGAAGATCGACGCGGCCAGCGAGACGGAGTACCGCGACCGCGTCGACTTTTTATATGAAGTATGCCAGAAAAACGGCCTCGACGTCGACCGGCAGAACCGGAACCCGTCACGGCTGTCGCGGATGCCGGGCGCCGACCGCAACGGCCGGCAACAGTTCCTGGTCGCCACGAACGTCGGGCGGGCGTCGTGGGACGACTGGAAGGAACACATCGAGGAACATGCCAACCGGCTGCCGAAATCGGTCTGCCTGGCCGACGTGTGGGACGAGCTGCCGCCGCTGTCGCCACCGCTGATCGACGGGATTCTGCGGCAGGGCCACAAGATGCTGATCAGCGGGCCGAGCAAGGCGGGCAAGTCTTTCTGCCTGATCGAGCTGTGCGTTGCCGTGGCAACCGGCGGCGACTGGCTCGGCTTCGGTTGTGCCGAGGGTGCGGTGCTTTACGTCAACATGGAACTGGACGAGGCCAGTTGTTTTCATCGGTTCGTTCGCGTGGTCAACGCCCGCGGCGACGACCCCGCCATTGCCAGCCGGATCCACGTCGCCAACTGGCGGGGCACGGTCCTCGACATGGAACGCCTGGTCGCGACGCTAACCGAGGAGGTGACGCGGCGGCAGTACATGATGATCGTCATCGACCCCATTTATAAACTGATGGGCGGCGACGAAAACTCGGCCGAGGCGACCTCGATCTTCTGCAACTACCTCGACCGTATCTGCCGCGAGACGGGGGCCGCGATCTGCTACTGCCACCACCACAGCAAAGGGGCGCAGGGCCAGAAGCGGCTGATGGACCGGGCCAGCGGCAGCGGCGTCTTCGCCCGCGACCCGGACGCCATCCTGGACCTGATCGAACTGAACATTCCCGAAGAGGTCGAACCGCCCGGCGATGACGCCACGGCCTGGCGCCTCGACGGGAGCCTGCGGGAGTTCCGGCACATCGACCACGTCGACCTGTGGTTCAACTACCCGGTCCACACGATTGACGCGGACGGGGATCTGGCCGACGCAAAACCGGACTTCGCCGTGCCGCCGAACCAGAAGGCGACCACGGCCAGGCGGGAGCAGGGCCGCCGTAAGAAAGTGGACTTCATTGAATACATGCGGACGCACTTCCGGCCGACGATCGAGGAGGTTGCCAACGACAACGGTGTGTCGGAAAGAAGTATAAGACGTTACGCGCAGGCGACAGGATTTATTATCGAAAACAATATCATACTGTCGCAAAATCCTAAAGCCGATTCTGATTTAATACAATGGAACAATGAAGAATAACCAGCCACAACGGGGGGTAATACAGGCCAGTGACAGACCTTGTTTTTATGGTCTGTCACTACGGCGGACAGACCACCCTTACTACGTAAGGGTGACAGACCGGCTGTCAAAGCCCGGTCTGATCACCCCCCGCCGTAAGTGGGGGACGCCGAACACTAACCCAAATAGGGGGTACGAGGTACAATGAACACAGAAATCAAAACCGACATTTCCGGCTTCTGTTTTTTCCTGGCGATGGTGCTGGTTGTCCTCGCCGTGGTGGCCGCCATGATCCGCATGCACTGGCCGACCGCCGACGACCTCGATCTGCCCGAGACGTTCGAGGCTCACGAGCCGGTGCTGGACTTTTCAATGGAGGACGACTGATGTACTTCGGAATCGACCCAGGAACAAAGGGCGGCATCGCCATCCTCGTGGATGACGACCTCGTGACGCTGCCGTTCAGCAAGTGGACGTGGCACGAGATCACTGACGAGCTGCACAACATCGACGCCGACGATCACGACTTCGCCGTCGTCGAAAAGGTGTCGGCCATGCCGAAACAGGGCGTTGCCGGCGTCTTCACGTTCGGCAGGGCGACCGGGATCGTCACCGGGCTGCTGATCGCCCGCGCCATCCCGTTCGAGGAGATCACGCCGCAAAAATGGCAGGCCGCGTTCGGCATGAAGAAGAAAAAGGGCGAAACTAAAACGGCATGGAAAAAGCGATTGCAGGCGAGGGCGCACGAACTGTTCCCGTCCTACATCCAGGACATCCCGGTCGAGGTCGCCGACGCCGTGCTGATCGCCGAATATTGCAGGAGGACACGCAATGATCGTTGACCTGTTTGAACTTTTGACCTACGGCGACGGCACGCAGTTCGCCTGGGGGCTGGCCCTCGGCGTGACGCTGATCGTCGTGACTTTTATCGCGGCGGCGACATTCGCGAAGCTCAGGCCGTGGAAAGGAGATTCCGATGGACGTTAAACAAAAACTACTCGACTGGCTGAAGACGCAGCCGCAGGAAGTGCGGAAGTGGGTCGCGTGCTGTGTCGAGGCTCGCGGCTGCGAGTTTCCATTCGATTCAGAACTGAACCGCAAGTATTTCGACATTGTTGACGCCATTTTTGCCCTCCCCGCACCCGACCAGCCCACCGAGGGGGAGGGTCATATCGGCATTGACTACGGTTCTCCGGAAGGAAGTTTTTCTGTGGCAGACCAGCCCACCGAGGGGGAACAACCCAAGCTATTACGTTGCCGAAATTGCGGGAGTGAAACCGACAGCGTGACGCTGGAAGAGGGCGAATGGTCTTGCCGACACTGTAGGACCGAGGAACTGGTCGAGTGCGAGATAACACTTGACGCGACGGGCGACACCTACATCTGTGTTTACCAAACCAGCCACCGCCGACTGTACGACATCGTTTACCACAAAGATTTCGTAGACTTCTTCCACCCGGAACACGGCAGCAGCAGAACAAGGCCGGAAGGGCTGGATGAAACGTGGGTGGTGCGATTAAGGAAGGAGGGTGAGTGATGAGTGACTCGATACACCGCTCCGGCGACGGCTCCGGCTCCGGCGACGGCTACGGCTACGGCTACGGCTCCGGCGACGGCTCCGGCTGCGGCTCCGGCTACGGCTACGGCTACGGCTCCGGCGACGGCTCCGGCTCCGGCTCCGGCTACGGCTACGGCTACGGCTACGGCGACGGCTACGGCTGCGGCTCCGGCT